TTAAGCCTCTATAAATAGAGGCACAAAATTAAAATTCAGTATTTTTGAGGAGGAGGAGGCGCACTCTGTTCGTTGCCACCAACCTTATATTTTTCCCCTTAAAATATAAAAAAGCCCATAAAATAAGCATTTTTCAGCGTTTTTCATCTGTCGCACAATATGTATTGTGCGACACATCCCAAAACAAGCCTCAAAAAATGCAGATTTTAAGCGGGTTTTTTGGAGGCACATCATCGGGGGTTTTTATTTTTGAAGACGCTATACCCCTCTCCCCATATAAGACATTATCACTTGACTTTTTTTAACAATACTTAATAATTAAATTAATGGCAGATATTGAAAAAACAGATATCGTTATTGAAGACCCAGTTATTGAGAATAATTCCAATAACTCGGAAAACACTGGGTATATTTTTAACCTTACTGAGGAACAAATAGTGAGAATAATACACTTTTTTGCCTCTCGTAGGAATACTGCAAAGGCTCTAAAAACTGGTAGTGGTAGCAGGCTGGATAATCTTACTGCTGGGGAAATGGCTGCGCTTAAGGAAATTCTTTCTTGGTTTGGTATAAAGCCTTATAGAAATAGCGACCTTAAAAAAGCCTATAAAACTCTTGTGGCGAGGTTTAAGATGATACTGGAGTGGTTAAAAGTTAGACCTGCTTTTATTACTACGGAAATACACAAAGCATTGGAGGAGGGAGGATATAAAAGAACACTTAAAAATGTTGTTCTTGTTGTAGATAAGGACAGAAAGGTTGTGCCAAAGGTTGTTACTGGTGGTGGTAAAAATGTAATGCCTCCAATAGGAAAGGCTGACCAGATGCTTTGGGAAATACAAAATATGACACTGGATAAAATAATGCTTATCTTGGAAAGTATAAAGCCTAAAGATATAAAGAATGCTGGTCTTGGGGTGAAAAGTAAGGCTTTGAGGGATATGTTCTCTATGTATCATATGTCAAGGTTAAATAATAAAAATCCTAATCTTACTCTTGTAAATTTTAATGTTTATCAGGCAGATAAAGATGAAAAATTAAAGGTCTATCAGGCTTATATAAATCGAAATAAAGAAAATTAATGAAAGACGATAATTTAATACTTGGTAGAGATATAATCAAGGAGAATAAAGTGGATACCTATCGTGATAAGGTTTTTATAAGGCAACTTGTAAAACGTGTAAGAAATATTGACCCTGATATAGGGGCGATATTTTATCCAGAATCAAATCTTATTGTATTTTTTTGGCGTAGAGTTATAATACATAAAGTATTACTCAATGAAGACCAAATAGATAATCTTGGATTAGAATACCACATCAATCACATTCAAAAGGTCGTGCAAATGTTAAAATTAGGATTGCTTCCTATAAAAGAAATTAAAAAAGCAAGAAACAATATTAAGAGATTAAAATTGAATTATGGAAAAAACATCTCCTAACAAAGTTTTATTAGAAGAAGTATATAAGCCACCGAAAAACATTCAGGAATTCGTTTTTGATGTGTATGAGAAATACATAAAATGGAGAGCATTAAGAGAACGACCGTATAAACAATTTAATAACAAAACATTGACATCGTATTTGACTGAAGCCAGAGAAAAATTCTGGGGATATTTACCGCTCACAAATGATGATACAAAACAGTTTTTCTTTCCTGAAACAAGAAACCAGATTGTAAACATTTTAGCAAGGATAGCAAATTTAAGATTAAAGCCATCATTTGAGGGCGTAGAAGGAATGGATATAGTAAAATCCACATTATTAAGTGACCTTTTTGAATACTGGAGAAGAAAAACAAACAGAAAACTAAACAACTTTTGGCAATATCTCTACAATGTTATAAATGGAACAGTTGTTGTTTTTGTGGCGTATAACTCAAATATTAAGAAGGTAAAAAATATAACTTTATATGACCCATCAAAAGGTAAAACACAATATGAAGAAGATGAAAAAGATGAATCCGATGTTGAAGAAGTCATAGTTAATCTTGAAGACTTATATATACCAAAAATCTGGGAACCAGATATACAAAAACAAGATGAAATAATTTGGAGAACACTTATGAAGTTTTCTGACTTTAAGAATGCATTTGAAGGATATAGTGAGTCCGAATATGTTATTCCAGGTCAGCAATTTGCAGATAAATCTATATTTGCTGATTTTATATCTTACGATGTAAGAGGAGGTGATTTTGTTGAGGTTATAAGATATTTTAATGCAACAAAAGACCAGTATGCTATTATAGCAAATGGTGTTTTGTTAAACCCTATAAAGTATAAAACCAAAAGAGAAATATCTCCTTTGCCGTGGAATCATAAAAAACTTCCTTTTGCAAAAACAATTTTAGAACCCATAGACTCAAGTTTCTTTTATGGTATGCCTTTGGCACAAAAGGTAAAATCCCCACAAGATGCACTAAATAAACTCTGGAGTCTTTTAATTGATAGAGAAGAAAGAGCAATTGCTGCTCCAATACTAACTAATGACGCATCAGTGGAGACTGGTTTAGAATATCGTGCTGGGAGGTTTTATGTTGTTCAAGGAGACCCAAATACGAATTACAGAGAATTGCAGATATCGCCTGCGTCTGGGTCGTTTTGGAATGCTCTTACAACCCTACAAGGCATAATACAAAAAACTGGCACTGGCGGTATTGGTCCTATACTACCTACAAGACAACCAAGAACAGCAACAGAGAAATCATTAGAATCTCAACAACAGAAGGAAATTGCTGGGCTTTACAATTTGTTTTATCAGGATTTGTTAGAACAAAAAGTGTGGATAGTGCTAAATAACATCATACAATTCTATACATCTCAAAAGGTTAAAAAAATTATTGGAAATAAAAAGTATAATAAAATTATATATCTAACTAACACAAACCTTATTGGAGGTGGTATAGGAAACAGAGAAATAAGAATAATAGATGAGATATCAGAACCAGAAAAACTTCAAGAGGAATCATATATAAGGTCTTTGCTTAAGAAAGAAAAAGTTGAAATCATAGAAGTAACGCCTAAAGCATTACAGCAATTAGAATTTGATATTAAGATAAATTTTGAAATGGAGAATTCTCCAGAAACAGAAAGGGCACTTTACCTTGATTTTATTGTTACTATATGGAAACTATTTGGACAATTTGGATTATTATCACCAAAGAAATCATTGTTTAGAGTAATGGAGAAGTTTAATGAAAACATTTATGACTTTATTGATGAAAACCTTGCTGCTGAATACGAAAAAGAAAGATTTGATGTTATGGGTGGTATACCAGAACAAGTAAACAATTATAACCAGTCATTGCGAGGACAAATTTATGGTGCTGAAGCCAGAACAATGGATAATGAACCACAAACAATTTTAGGACAATATGGCAATGTATAAATTTATATTAAAATTTATAAAAACAGAAAAATTATGGGAAGAAATTCTCAATAGAGAAAACATAATTGATGGCGATTTTGAAGAAACAGAAAATGTGTGGAAATCTACATATAATAGAAATCCAGAATTAAAAAATTGGCTAAAGAAAAGAGAAATAATGCTTTTAAGAAGTTTTATGTTTAATGATAAAAGTATTGATTTTATTAAAGGGCAATTGGCAGAAAACAGATTATATCAATCATTTGATACACCACAAATTGAATACATACCAAAGGTCGACAAAGAAGAAATAAAAATACCAGATAAAAAAGAATTCATCAATGCCTGGAACAAAAAAGAAAAGGAGAAATAGAACAATAAGTAAGAACGTTAAGAAACTTGTAGACCAGTGGAAAAGGACTGGAAAAATAAAAACAAGTAGAGCAACATATAGACCAAAAACAAAAAAAGCGGCAATTAAGCAAGTATTAGCAATAGAATTAGGTAGAATGAGAAAGAAAAGAAAATGATAACAAGAGATATTGACATTTTTTTAAGAGGAGTTAAAAATAGAAGTAGTATGACAAGAAGAATATATAAAAAACCAAAAACCGTAAGCATTGGAAAGGTAAAGAAAATTTCTTTTGGTAAAATAAAAATGTATAATATAAACAGTATGAAAATAAAGAAGCCAAAAGTTCCCAAAATAAAGCCAATAAAAATTAAATAAATCGGGGAGTCGCCGTCCCCACCAAACGGGCGTAAGGTCATAAAAAAAATCAAACAAAAATATGAAAGAAAACAAACAAACAAACACATTAGAAGAACAAATAAACGATTTAGAAAAAGAAGAAAAAGAGATAGAAGAAAAAAAACAAGAATTAGAAAAAATAAAAGAAGAAGTTGAAGACTATGAAAAACAGAAGGAAGCATTAGAGAAAGAACTCCAAAGAGTAAAGTCATTATTAGAAGAAACAAGAAAACAAAAAAGACAAGAAAATGAAACATTTCAAGAAAAGTTTTATAAAGAACAATTAGAAAAAGCGAAACAGAGGTTCTTTGAAAAATTCAAGTATACAGACCCTCAAGCAAAAGATGAGTTGCTTCGAGTCTTCGAAAGAATTAAATCTGACGCCATTGATGCCGATTTGATTTATAATGAATTGTTAAAAGCCCATCTTGTGATTAACGCAGATAAATATGTGCAACTTGAAGAAAAAATTTCACAGTTGTCTGGAGGTGCAGAAGAGTTTATAAAAAACCAATCATCAATGGCATTTAAGGGGGTAAGTCAATCGGTGTTAGAGGAAGAAATAGAATTAACTCCAGAAGACTACGAAGCAATGAAATTTGCTGGAATACCAGAAAGTTTATATAGAAGACTAAAAAAGGAGGGTAAGATTTAATTTTAAGGTCGCAAAATTAAAACTTAAAAAAATGATAAAACCAATTGCTGATTTTTACAGTTCCCAAACTCAACGTTATCTTTTGGGAAACTCACTTACGGTAAAGGTTGGCGATGCAGTTGTTCCAGGTTATGATGAAGATAACAAGTTGTCCTATGTTACCAACAGTGACGTTACTGGTGCAGATAACATTCTTGGTGTAGTAGTTGGTTTTAGTAAAGAGAATGGTGAGATTTATCCTCACTACGGTCAAGACCCATCTCTTACACCAAACCAAATTACTACATCTGCTACAAACTTAACATCTGAAAAAATTTATGCCGTTGTTTTGCCTATAACCAGAGACCTTGAATTTGAAATTGATTTGAATGCTACTGCTGGAACAACTGATTATTCCGACCAACCATTGGTATACTTCAGTCTTGCTGACGCTGGAACTGTAGATGAATCATCTGCATCTACATCTGCTGGCGGTGAAATTATTTCATTAGGTTTAATTCCTGGCTCTAATAAAAAGATTAGAGCAAAATTTGTCAAAGGTCTTTTAATTTAATTTCAAAGGTCACTTGATTATTATTTACTATGTTAACAAGAGATATTGATATATTTTTGCGTGGTGTCAGGGCTGAATTTGCTTATGTGAATGACCAGGCTCAAAAGCAGGTAGCAGCATTAGAATCAAATGTCTACCTTGATGCCACTAACAAAGTTGGTGGATTGTTTGAAGAGGTGAGTGCATTAGGAAAACAAAGAGTAGAGGCTATTGGTGTGACTGGCGTGAGTGAACTTTTGCCAACTGAAGAACTTCAACCTTTCCCAGAAACAAATTATGTTCCTTCTTATGTGACTGCAGTAGAACCATACAAATTCACAAAGAGAATTAAGGTTTCTAAAGAGTCTGTAGAAAGAAGGGACTCAAAATACCAGTCGGCGTTAGATGAAGCCGCCAAACTTAACTACGCCTATGTGAATACATTGGCGAGACACAGATTTGATAGGTTTAACAAAGCGTTTTCTCCAGTAACCGATAAACATCTTTTTGATTATGGTGATGGAGTTGCTCTTTGTTCTGATAATCACCCAGACAAAGTTGGCGGAACTCACTCTAATGTCGTAGATGCATCTGATATTTCTCCTACCTCTATTGAGGCTATGGTTTTGGTATTACAAAACCAAGTTGATGATATTGGTGAACCGATGCCTATGGGAGGTGGAACGAAATATCTTGTTGTTCCTGGCGCAAAGGTGAAAACGGCAAAAGAGAACATTGAGTCTGAGTGGACTCCTGGAACATCAAACAACAATGTGAACGTGTGGTATGGACAAGGTTGGGTGCTGGTTTCTTCTCCGTATCTCAATGCCGCACAAGGTGGTTCTGATACCGCTTGGTTCATTGTTGATGGGATGTTTAGTCCTCTTAAGGATGTCATCTTCAAGCCTCTTTCCAATAGCACGTGGTTTGATGAGAATGTGAAGGCTTTTGTGTATGATGTTGAATTCCAGCATAAAGTTGGTGCTTACGATTATCGTGGTATTGTAGGTAATCCTGGTGACTAATCTCTGACCCCAGTTCTCTTTCGGTCTCTCTGGTAAAAAGTAGACCGACCTTCTAAAGGTCTATAATTAACAAATATATGGCAGATACAGTTAAATTTCCTTCAGCAACTGAAGTGCCCATAGGATATGAAGCATCACCAGTTTTGTTATCTGAAGTAGATGCTATTATTTTGAAACCATTAAGTGCTGATAGTTCATCAATAGCAGAGGTTGGTGGAAATACACAAGGGACACTTTATATTGATTTTATAAAAGGAAGTCTTTCAAAGGCTTCTATTCGTATTTATGGCTCGTATAAAGCGAATCCAGGAAGTGAAGATTGGTATCAGGAAACAATAGAAACAGATAGTGCTGGAAT